TAGTCCAGATCCAACTCCTGAAGATACCGAAGCTGTAAATAGTAAAATAGAAAGTGGTGGAACTCATCATTATATGACTATTAACGAGATGAGAGATTTACAAGGATTAGATCCATTGTCAGAAGGCGATGTTATATTAGTTCCTTTCGGTTTAACTGAATTAGGATCTGAACCAGATTTACCAAAAGAATAAAATGAAACATCCACTACAAGACGAAAAGAAAAGAAGAATATACTGGGATATTTATAATAAGAGATTTGAAAAAGAAGAAAAGAAGTTTATAAAATTAATCAGAGAATTTTTCAGAGAGCAACAAAAAAGAGTTTTAGAAACATTTGATATAGGAAAGAGTAAAGATATTATTGATGAATCATTTAATTTAGAACTCGAGATACAATTAGCAAAAGAAAGTTTATTACCATTCCTAGAGGAGGTATTAGTCGAAGCTGGTGTAGAAACGCTTAATTTCGCAAATTATGACTTCAATTTTATCCTTTCATCAGAAATAAGATCAACAATGGAAGCTAGAGCTGAATTATTTGCAACCAGTATCAATGAAACTACATTTAAGCAATTAAAGACACAGTTTCATCAGAGTGTAGAAGCAGAAGAAAATTTAACACAGTTAGCTGATAGGATTGAAGATACTTACGATAGCATTAGTAAAGGTAGGGCTTTAAATATAGCTCGAACTGAAATACAAGTAGCCAATCAAACTGGAATATTAAATGGTTATCAACAAGCAGGTATTCCAATTAAGATATGGGTAGCAGTTATGGATGGAGCAACTCGAGATACTCACGCTATGCTAGATGGACAAGAAAGACCTATGAAAGTGCCGTTTGATAATGGATTGATGATGCCGGGAGATCCAACCGGACCACCTGAAGAAGTGGTGAACTGCAGATGCACTATCTGACAATAAATTAATAATAATGTCAAGTATGAATAAATATAAATAATTTAAAAATATGATAAAATTTTACAAATTGAATAATAGATCATTCGCTTCTTACAAAGTTAAGAACTATAAAGACCTTTGGAAAAAACTAAAAGCAAAAGGCTATAAAGGTATTTCAGTAGATTCTTTTATAAATGTTAAGAAATCTAAATCAGTTGAAGATGGTTTTAATGTTGTTATGTCCACTGCTAAAGAGGATAGACATTATGAAATAGTATATCAAGATTTTGATTTAAAGAGTTTTAAGAAGAATCCTGTTGTTTTAGATAGCCATAATTATGATGGTATTGAGCATATTTTAGGTAAAGTTAAAAATGTAAAGACTAAAGATAAGAAATTACAGGGAACAGTAGTATTTGCTGAAATGAATCCTAAAGGTGCTTTAGCTAAAGAAATGCTAGAAGCTGGTTTTATAAACGCTGTATCCATTGGTTTTATTCCTAAAGAGTTTGATGAGAAATATAATATATTAAAATCTGAATTACTAGAATTATCTATCGTCAGTGTTCCTGCCAATCCAGAAGCATTATTTGAAAAAATAAATAAAACATATGCGAAAAATAAAAAAGGTAATAAAAAATCCACTAAGAAATCAGGAGATAATGTTAAAGATAAAGCTAAAGACAAGACCAAACTTAAGGCCAACGAAAACAACGATAGTAAAGGAAAGAGGATTAAAGTTAAAAAATCCAAAAAAGATGAGCCAAAACCAATCGTACCTAAAAGTGAAGAAACAATTAAAGTAAAAAGTAAAAAAGTTCAAATAATGGAAACTATTGCTTATTCAATTAAAAGCGTAGGCGAGGAGCTAAAACGAAACTCGGTTGATGATCCAACCGACAGAGCCGAATATAAACGCTTAGTGAATAAGTCTATTAGAGGACTATTAAAAATTAAATAATAATAATAATTTTATGAATTTGTTAAAAAAATTATTAGCTCTTATTGAGAAGGGCTGGGCAACTAAGGACGAAAAGGAAGAGGTTGCTAATGAAGTTGAGAAACTTCCGAAGGAAGATAAAGAAGAGATCAAAGAAGAAGTTGAGAAAGTTGATGCTCTACCTGAAGAAGAAGTTAAAGAAGGTGAAGATAAAGAAGTTAAAGAGGAAGCAAAGGCTTTTCTAAAGAAAGAGTTGAAAATTGCTCGAGAAGAAATTGCTAAAGAGTATAAAGAAGAATTTGATGCTAAATTAGAAAAAGCTGTTAAAGAAGAAATCGAGTTAAAATCTAAGAAAGCTGGTATCTATAACCCTGAGATTCAAAAGGAAGCTAAACGGAAGAAAATGAATCAGGTAATGAAAGGAATTGCTCACGCTATCTTGAATGGTGATGATTCTATGTTGAAAGAAATGACTACTGATGCTACTGGTACTCCTTATGGTGGTTATGTTGTAGATTCTGAATTAAGTGCTGAAATTAGACATTTGGTTACTGAATATGGAGTTGCTAGACGAGAAGCTAGTGTTATCACTTTATCAAAGAACAGTTATAAAGCTAATGATCTAGTAACTGATGTAACTGTAAACTGGGTTGATGAAGCTGGTGTAATTGGATCTACTCAAGCTGTTTTAGGTCAATCTACTTTAGAACTTAAGAAATTAGGTGCTATTTGTACTTTAACTAACGAATTGCTTGATGATGAGGAAGTTGATTTATTCAGTTTCTTAGCTAGTCGTGTTGCTGAAGGTTTTGCTGAAAAAGAAGATGAAGCATTCTTTAATGGTGATGGTACTTCTACTTATGGTAGTTTTACTGGAGCTTTAGTGAATACTTCTGTTAATGAAGTTACTATGACAGGTACTACATTTGCTTCTATGGATGCAGAAGATCTATGGGATATGATTGTTGCTACTCCTCAAGGTGCTAGAAAGAATGGTAAGTTTTATATGCACATCTCTATTCTAGGTCTTATCAGAACTCTTAAATCTACTGATGGTATTTATCTTTATCAAGCTCCTAGTGAAACTGGACCTGCTACTATTTGGGGTAAACCAGTTGTAGAAGTTGAAGTAATGCCTGAAAAATCTGAAACTGCTGTTGATACTTCTTTCGTTCTTTTCGGAGATATGAAGAAAGCATCTATTTATGGTATTAAGGGTGGATTGAAAGCTGAAATGTTTAATGCTGGTGTAGTTAGAAATGTTGCTGGTGATGCTGATATTAATCTTATCACTACTGATAGAAAAGCTGTTAGATGGGTTGAAAGAGTTGGATTTATCTTTATCATTCCTACTGCTCTTACTAAATTGACAACTGCCAGTGCATCAGCTTGAGCGTAATAGTATTTATATTTAACAATAATTTAATTGTTCCTATTGGGTCGGCATTTCGAACCGCTAGACCCAATAAGGTTCGAAAGCAATTATATGAAACAAGTAAAAAGGTGTTTGTATTGTAACAAGGAATTTAAAAAACCAATAAATGAAAGTCAAAAAGATTGGATTAATAGACATAAGTATTGTTCTAGAGAATGTTCTTATAAAGGTAAGATTGGAACTAAAACTAATAGTGAAGAATTTAAGAAACATTTGTCGGAAAAAATGAAAGGTAATAAATATCGTTTAGGAAAAGAGCCGTGGAATAAAGGATTAAAGATAACTCAGACTAAAGGTAAAGGAAATGGAATGTGGAAAGGTGATAAAGTAGGTTATTTTGCACTTCATAGATGGGTAGATAGAGAAAAAGGAAAGCCTAAACAATGTGAAGAATGTGGTAAAACTAGAGAAGAAGCAAAAATTGAATGGGCTAATATAGATCACAAATACAGAAGAAATACTAATGATTATAAAGCTTTATGTACTAAATGCCACCGAGCATTTGATATAAATTATAATAATTGGAAAGGATAAAAATATGTATAAATTTATTTACAAAAATAAGAAAACTGGTGCTAGAATATTAAGCCATACAGAACAAGATAATGAGAACTTAGTATTAGTATCTGGTGTTAGAACAACTGATATTAAAAGGAAAGAAGTTGTTGAAAGAAAGAAAAGATCTTACAAACGTAAAACAAAATAAATGCCCTTTAAAGGATACAAACAAACGGAAGAACATAAAAAGAAAGTAAGTGAAGCTATGAAAGGTAAAACTCCTAAAAATATTAAATTAATAGCTGGTTGGAATAAAGGAATTAAAGGTCATTGTGCTAATGAAAAAAATGGAATGTGGAAAGGTGATGATGCTAAGAAAGGAGCAATACATCACTGGATAGAAAGAAGATTAGGAATGGCAAAAGAACATAAATGTATTGATTGTGGAAAACAAGCAGAAGATTGGGCTAATATAGATCACAAATACAGAAGAAATACTAATGATTATAAAGCTTTATGTAAAAAATGCCATAGAAAATTTGATATAAAATATAATAATTGGAAAAATATTAATAAAAATATATGAGTATTACTAAGGAATATACTGATGAAGCTAAGATAAATACTTTTTTGAATAAAACTATTACTGTTGGTAGTGCAGATGATGCTATTAATCAAGCCGTTGATGTTATTGATCAATTAACTGGAAGAAACTTTATAGCTGATTCAGAGGCTAGTTCTAGATTATTTGATGGCAATGATAAGGATATTTTACCTATTGATGAGTGTGTTGAAATAACTGTTGTACAAAAAGGTGATAATTATTATGGAGATAGCTTTACAACAATTGCAGAGTTTGTTCAGGGTACTAATTCAGCAGGATATAGTAAGATGCCATTTAACTTTTCAGCCTTAAAAGCTCCTATAAGACGATTAGCATTAAGAGGTTATGCTTGGTTATTAGGTAGAGGAAATCATAAGATAACTGCTAAATGGGGTTATTCAGTTGCAGTACCTGAAGCAATAGTATTAGCGACAACAATTCTAGCTAGTGGAATATATATGTTTAATCGAGGTGGTGCTAGTGGAAATGTTAAATCTGAAAAGATTGGTTTATATTCAGTATCTTATAATAATGATGAAGGATGGAGTGCATTTGAAAGAGCAAAATTAGCAATAGCCCAATATACTAAACCAATTATATGACAATAGAAAATTTTTATACAAGTACATTTACTAGAAAAGAATTAGTATATACTGGCAATAATAGTGATTATGTTAAAGGTGATGGATTTACAGGACATATTCAACAAGCTAGACCTGATGTTATCCAATTTTTTGAAGGAAAGTTTAATCTAACTCATATTGTCTGGTGTCCGGTTGATACAGTAATTAATGAAACTGATAAAATAACTCTTAATGGAATTGATTATACAGTTAGAACAATTCAGAAAAATAATGTAGGAGATAATGAACATTTGGAGGTATATGTAGAGGAGGGAAAATAAGATGGTAGTAGTGAAATTAATAGGAGCTAAAGAGTTTGAAACTGCAATTAAAAGAAATCCTAAAGTTGTTATAGAAGAAGGTCAGAAGATGATTCAAAGGACAAAGGCTCATATCCTAAGTTTATTAAAGAGAGCTCCGTGGGAAGTTGGTAATCCTAATGGTAAAGGTAAAGGTATTCCATTCGCTAGTGGTAATTTGAGAGATAGATCAGTGTTAAGTAAATTTGTTGGACCATTGAGTGCAAAGATATATGTTAATGAAACTAAGGCAAAATACGCTGTATATGTCCACGAAGGAACTAATAAAATGGATGGCAGACCTTTCCTAGATGTAGCTAAACAGGATGCAAAACCATTTATAAGAAAGAAAGAAAGAGAATTTTTAGATAAAGTAGTTAAAGAATTAGCAAAATAATTATGTATGCAACATTGTTACCAAAAATTCAAACAACATTAGAGGCTTGTGATAAGCTAAATGATAAAGTTTATAATTATCCTATTAAAGATTTTCCCGGTTATCCTTGTGCCTACTATATTCCGACAGTGTTTGAAAATGAATTTTTAACTAATGCAGAAAATTTAAAAGGTTATAATTTCAAGATATATATTATTCAAGAAATGAAAAAAGCTGGAAATCAGAATGCTATAAATACAATATTAGCTGAAGCAGTAGATCAAATAATGGCCCAGTTTGATGAAGATTGGAATCAAGGAACTTTAGATGGCCATAGAATCTGGTGGAAATTAAATACTGGTGATTGGGGATTTGCTGATAATGAGGCTGGTAGAGTAGTATTTGCAGAATTAAATCTAATAGTCAATTTAATGACTACAAATTAATATAAATAATAATTAAAAAAATATGGGTGAAATAATTGGACAACAAATTGAAGTAGGCTTAGGTATTGAGAATGTAAGAGGTACTGCTTGGGCTACTGCAGAAAAATGGGTTAAAAAAATAACAGCTAACATCGTTCCTAAGGCTGAAAAGAAAGTAGATGAAAGTACCAGAAATAGATTAGAAGAATCTTTAGGTGCTCGAATTGTTAAAAAATGGTTTGAAGGTTCTTTAGAGGGCAATGTTCAAGCTGATATGATTGGTTATATTTTTTATAATGTTTTTGGTGCTTGTTCTAGTTCTGTTGTATCTGGAAGCGTTTACGATCATACATTTTCAGTAGGTAATACAATTCA